TCAGAAGCTACCTCCATTCGCGTTTGCGATCTCTACAGCCGCCCATGCCCCAGAAACAACACGCAGGAATTTTCCATTGTCCGAAGCAGTGACCGCGGGCAGCTCCTTCGCGCCCCATGCGTCCTTGTTGTTCTGGACGTCAGACACCGCCTGATCGATCTCTGCGCCAGTGTGCGCACTGTTGTATTGGTCTGCCATAAAATCACTCCTTCATGCAGAGAAATTCCTTGCCGTCTGCCGTCAGCATGGTCTTTGTCGTGCCAGACGGCACAAAACCATAGTTATCATTCCAGCTTCCGTCCGCGCCCTGTGCGTAGAGGGAGATTCGATATTCTCCATCACCGCTCAAGAGAAAATCGTCGTAGACCTCAAAGGTTCGCTCCGTCCCCGCCGGCGTCTGGGAAAAGGACGCAATGAGCGCCCCTTTCCCTCGCCCCCAGTCCTCGCCGGTTTTTGTCGCGCGGCATTCAAAGGCCGTGTAGGCGATGTCCGATGAGAACTTGACGGTGATGGAATCGAAACCGGAGACTGCCGAAATCTTATTCCCCGTGATGGTGAACGTCAGTCCCGGCGCGGCCATTATGCCACGCTCCAAGTCCCGGCAGCGTTCTTCACAAAGACCTTGATGATCTTCGTGCCGTCGCCGGAGGATGCCGTCGCAAGGTCAGCGCCCTTGATGGTGACATCAATCGCTGTGGCCTTCTTGTAGCCGCCCTTGCTGCCGCTGGTGTTTGTGGAGCCGCCAGTGGTCGGGATCTGCGTGCCGGCGTCGTGGAGGCTGCTGGTGCTCGGCACGACACGCACAGTGTATTCCTCGAAGTCCACGTCGCAGGTGAAGGAGAACGCGCAGGTGTCGAAGCCGGTAACTTTGGAGATCCTGGTCTTGTCGGGGCCAGTGATCGTGACCACCGGAACCGCAGTGTTGACCGTGATGGAAGCTGTGACCGCAGCCGTTTCGTTGCCGACGTCGTCCCGCACCTTGATATGTACGGTTTTCAGTCCATCGCCTTCCGTCAGGATGATGGACTTGCTGGCCGCGAAGGTTTCCCACGATGCATCCTCTTCCGTTGCAGCCGCTTTGATGCCCCAGATCTTCATCTGGTAGCCGGTCTTGGCTTCATCCGTCAGCGTGATCGTTGCGGTGACGGTGTTGCTGGTTGCATACGTCGCGCCGCTGTTGAGCTTCAGTGTCAACCCAGACGGTGCAAGAGTATCAAGAATTAGATTGAAAAAACTTGCCATAGGTTATGCCCCTTTCTTTTCGCTCAGTTCGATGTATAAATATCCGCCCGGGCGGGTATAGATGGGTTCTTCGCCGATGCAGGCATTCTTGATGCCCATCTCACCGACAAACAACTCCTTGAGCTGTTCTTCTCCGACTGTGATCATTCCGTCACCCCCGAATCAGATACAGTGTCTTCGCGTCCTTGACGGCCAGCGCGTCATATTCCGCCCGGTCGAGGACTGCAATAATGTTGATCTGCGCGGATGAGACGTTGCCGCCTGATACCGGAACCGTTTTAGCCTGTTCGACTTTTAACCTTACCGGTTCACCTTTCACTTTCAGTCTGATCATTGGTACCCCTCCGTTTTCAGGAGGTCTTCCACGTCAACCTCAAGTTTTTCTGAATAGTCCGGTGTGCCATTTTCCCTTGTAAATGCGAATTGTACCATGCACGGCGGAGATTTCAGTCCATTCACAATTTTCTTCGGTGTCAGCTGCATTGTATCCTCAAACGGGATGCGGACAACCATCGTTTTTTCGTCCACAATTTCAGGGGTGTACTGAAAAAACTTATTTGCCTGACGGACATAGAACTCTGGTTTCGAAATCGTTGTGAGATCGACACCATCGACAGTCACGGCCAAATCATTCCTGATCTTGGATTTCATCGTTGCCACCTCCGTCATCAAAGTCTTCTCTGGAAATATCCGCGTTTTCTCTTCGCTGCATGATCTGCTCAACCTCCTCCGGCGTCAGCCACGGCAGCTTGTTCAGAATGGTTTCATCGTCCAAATATGCCGCCGCCATGAGAACCATCTGTGTTTCCTCGAGCTGGTTGACGATCTTCGACCGGACGAAGGACGGCTCATCATCAATTCCGACGATCTCAAAGAGTAGGTGCAGGAAGTCCCGCACGCAATATTCAAACTGATCAACCTTGTTGTCCATCGGCTGATATGCCGCGCGAATCTCCGTCGCTGTTTTTTGTCCGCCCTGAAGCGATTTCACATCGAGCATTTGCGCATCGCGGTACAGATCGTCATTCAGGCGATTCAGAAGTGATTCTCGCGCGTCGACCGGAACTGTCAGCGTGTGGGCGTCAACCTTTGCCCCATCTTCATCGACCATCGCAACGCCGAGCTTGCGCATGGAATCCTTAAACTTCGCCATATCGATTTCATCCATGCCGCCAGCATTGGAGATCGTCCAATAGATAATAGACGCTTCATCCACGGTGTTTGCAAATCCGGAAGAAATGAGATCATAACAGTCAATTTTCTCCCGCATTCCGACAAGCTCAGACTGTTTCGCGCGATTCGCATACATCGGGATGACCGGGAATCCGGGATAGTTTCGGTATTCCATAATCTCCGTCCCATCGACGACCGAGGACGCCACAACCGCCACATAGCCGCGCTTCGGCTTGAGCACTTCCATCTGCTTCCCCTTCCGGCGGATGTACTGCGTGAATCCATCGACTTCAAAAAGCGTCGCCCGGAGCGGTTTATCACTGGACACCTGCCACCATCGGATTCCCGCGCGTAAAGCGCCGGTTTCCTCGTCGAGTAGTGGCACAAACTCGAGCGCTGTAAACGTTTCAAGGTGGTCGAGGTTCCAAAAGCCATAGGCCACACCAGCAACAATCGAATCGTGCCCGATGTCCTGAAGTCGATTGTCAAACGTTGGCCCGAGCTGTTCCTTGTGACTTGCATCTTTCAGGGTTACTCCATTCCCGAGCAAATATTGCGTCTCCTGCGTGACAAACGCCGAAAAGAAATTGCTGCGGAGCTTATAGTTTGCGGAATAATTGTCCGGAATCGCCTGCCCGGACAGCGTATAAAGGAGCTTCTGATAGTTCATGATTGTCACGTTTCTGTGCTCATCATATTCCCGAGCTGTCAGTGCCGTCTTATACAAGTCCGTTGCTTTGTACGAATCAATCGCGGATATCACAAAATCCATCCGCGCCTGTTCGCCCTTTTCGGCGATCTCTAAAAAATCCTGATATGTTTTCATTTCTCACCTCATAACGCCAAATCTGGAATCCATTCATGCGGCTTAAACGCCCGCCGCAGAACCGTCATGGCAAAATAGCGTGTTTCGTCCATCGCGTGGTCGTTCTCTTTGACGGGTTTGTCGTTTTCCTGCTTCTCGTCCCAGCGGTATAGACCGAACTCTCGGATTGTAGCGGCGCACCGACGATGGATTTTGATTTTCCCGTCGAGCAGATAATCAGCCACACAGCGGATTCCGTTTGCAACATCGTTGTTCGCTTGCCGCACCTTGAACCCGCTGCGCCGCCGTAGCGCCGCGATAAACGATGCCGCAGACGGATCGACAATCACCGCAGAAATGGCGCGTGCGCCCGCCAGCGCCGCCACCATATCACAATATTCCTCGTCCGTTTTCTGCTTCTTCAGCTCGCGCCCGTTGTAATAGATCTCATTCACACGGACGGCACGACCATTCCCAACACGCCAAAGGCCAGCCGAGAAGGGATTCATGGTGCCGTAGTCGATGGAGATGTACCACTCGCCGCTGCCCGGTTCCTCGTCCGTGATGCACTGCTCTCCGAACATGGGATAGATCAAACCCTCCGCAATGCACCGCTCGCCGAGGATGTCCCGGCGATACCAAATACTGCCCGTGTCGTACTGCGCTTCAATTTCCGCCAACCGCTGCGGCGTGATCGTCGCATTGTCCCGGATGGTGAAATGCTGGTAGTTGTACCGCGCGCCCATGCTCTCCGGGAATTTGTCGATGTAGTGCTCATATATCCAGTGGCCGGGTGCCGATGGGTTCAAGTCCCAAAACACCCGCCGAACCCGCGCCGCGAGCTGACGGTTAAATGCTTCTTTGATCGTGTCCTCATGGTGAAGGTTGATCTCGGTTGCTATCCACATTCCATAGGAGTTGCCGCGAATCTTCTTGAAGCTGTCCGCTTTCGCGCCGCCCGCGAATATCACGACGTAATCCCGCTTATGCGAGCGGATAACCAGTGCTTCATTTCCCTTATACTTCGTCCACCGGCAGCGGCCACGGAAAAGATACTCCAACCCGTAGCCGTTCGCGTCCCCGATATTCAGTTTCGCGTTTGCCGCTGTGGAGCCTGTCGCAAGGTGGATGCGGTCAGGCGTCCCTTTCTCGATCAAATAGGCAAATGCCGCAATGTTGTCGATGGTCTTACCGGCACGGACAGCGCCCTCCGCTACGGAAATCGTCGCCCGCGTCGCCGCCGCGATATATGCCTTATGCTTCTCGCCGAACGTCGGATGAAGGGTCTGCGTAATCATTTGATGCCCGCCTCCGCCAAATACGCGGCAGTGTCCTCCATATCGACCGATTCCTCCGGGTTGTCCTTCTGGCCTAGATACTGCTTCCCGAGCCAGATTGCCATGTTTGCATTTTTCTCCGCCAGTCTCCACTGGCTTCTTCTGAGCGATATTTTCCCGGCTCCACGCTTTTGTTTGAAAACTTCGTAAAAACCAGCACCATAGGTGCGTTTGCACCATGCCTCAAGCGTTTTATCTGCTACACCGAACCAGCCGCAGATTTCCTCAAGCGTGCATTGCAGGCCGCATAGATTCTCGAACTGCTTTTGATCTATTTCCTTTTTCGGCCTTGCCATATACGCCCTCCTTCCTTCGCTGGCGTTTGATGAATTTCTCCATGTCCCGCTTTAAGTGCGGGCTGTCTGTTTTGGCAATGATCGCCTGTGCTTCTTCAATCGTCATTTCCCAAGCCTCGCACGATTGTCCATTCCCGCTCCGACAACTCCCAAATATCCGTGTTGACCTTTTCCGCAGCAGCCTTTTCCGCAGCAGCCTTTTCCGCAGCAGCCTTTTCCGCAGCAGCCTTTTCAGATAGCAAAAAGCCGGAGCCGAACAATCCTTTCCCCGACGCTTTCTGTGCGTCAAGCGCGCGGATAAAATGTGCATCTCTTCCGCTAATTTCAAGGCTTACGCCGTGAGCTGCCATATAACACAGCATTGTTGCTGTCAAAACCTCGTCTGGATATGAGTATTTCGGCAGTTCTCTGTGCAACTTTTTGAGATTCTTTTTGTTCTCGCCATCCAGTATTTCTCTTAAATCAGCGGCAGCAACAATCTTATTGCCCCCCATGTTGGTAACAAACGACGTATTGACAGACGCGCCATTTTCATACACAACTCCGCACCCGCACGCCACATAGTTTGCCGAGCCGCGCATAATTCCGAGAAGCGTAAGCGTTGGAGCAAACAGAAAGAAGTTGATTCTCTTGCTTGTGTACCACTCGCAGATTTCTGAAATAATGGAAAAAGGCGGATTGTCTATCACAACACACCCGAAAGGGTATTTCTCGCTTTTATAATCTCCGCCCGGATAAAACGGGCGCACAATCGCAGCACTGCCAATTTCGTACTTCTCCGCCACCCAATCTCTTACTGCGTCGTAGATGTTATCCGGCGTGTAGCAATCGTCCGTTGTTTTCTTCGCTTCAAACTTTTTCAGAAACTCTTGATATTCTTCATCATCGTCCGAAAGTTCCCCGCGCTCCATGCGTTCTCTAAATTCCTGTTCGCGGTCTTCGTTAGTAAGTTCCGTTTCGTCGGTATCTTGGAAATCCCAGTCAAAGTCGAACGCCGACAGGTCAAGACCGGGCAGCTCATCAGCCAGAAGGTCAAAGTCCCAGTCGCTTTCGTTGCTCTTGTTGTCCACAAGCCGGAGGGCGTTCACTTGTTCCGGCGTCAAATCGTCCATGCTGACACACGGCACTTCGTCCATGCCGAGCTTCTTTGCCGCAAGCGCGCGGCAGTGGCCGATGATAATCACATCGTCGCGGTCTACCACGATCGGCTGCACAAAGCCATACTGCCGGATGCTCTCTGCCACATTAGCGATTTGCTTTTTGTCGTGCTTTTTCGCGTTCCCCGGATATGGGGTGAGTTCAGATAGTTTTCGATTCTGTACGTTCATTGTTTCTCCTTCCTCTTCCTTCTCCTTGGAGCTACCCGCCAAACTCCAAATATCCCGCATAAAGCACACCAAATACAAAAAGGAGGTTCCGCAGGTTCCGCTGCGTAGCCGGTGAAGGAAGAAACCGTAGGGGGTCGGCAAGCCCCTACGGTTCCATTATCGCATATATTCTTCTAAAAATGCCCACAATAGTGGGTTAAAGGAAATTTTGCCGCCCCAAAAGGTAGTCCGTTGATACTTCGAAAAAATCCGCGATCTGCGCGAGGGATGAGGCTGTCGGTTCGCGGTCTCCGCGTTCGTACTGGCTTATGACGTTTTTGGACATCCCGCAGCACTCGCTTAGCACCTTTCGTGAGATTCGGCGCCTCTCCCGCAGCCTTTTAAGCCTCACAGGGAATACCGTGTTAATTTGTTGCTGCTCCATCGACTTCCTCCACATCATCATCAAGCGAATCAAGCATTCGTTGTGCTCTTATGTGCAGGCCCTTTGCCTTGATGTAAACCGCGATCCCCAGCGCCGCCCACTCAATCAACACCAAGATATTTAGAATATCGATAATCAAGTTATCTCCCCTCCGATCTTCAAACATTCCTCGCACGGCAGCGGCCCATTCTCATCCGAATCCAGAAACCGTTCGTAGAGATCGCACCACCACGCGATACAGAATTCACAGCTATTGCAGTTCTTCATCACTGTCACCGTCCTCTATCCGTCGATGATTGCCGCAAAAGGTATCGCCTTGCAAAACGTGTACGGATTCACCTCGTTATCCTGTGCACACAGAAAAGCCGCATTGCACGCTACATGCCACAGAGACGGCAGGCCAGATTCCTCATCAATGTGCATCGGATCATTCCAAATCGCCAGCACATGGCGAAGCAGCGCCTCGTGCCACCGTTCCGGGGCAATGTGCTTCCAGTTCTCAGGGTCTGTGTATTTCCTGTCCCCGAAATCCCGTACTCTGGCCACCGCCTCAATGAGTTCCGGCGGCACACTGGAGAGCTTCAGCTTCCCGTTGTCGTCTTTCGTTCCCTCGATCATTCCATAACCGCCTTTCTGACCGCATAGAGCTTGATTTCCAGCTCCGTGATTTTCTCCTTGATCTCCTTGTATTCCTTCTCGTCGACCTCCGCAACAGAGATCACCTTGTGGCATTTCCGGCATTCGTACCGTCTCCGTTGCAGTATGCCGTTCTTTTTGTAAGGCCGGACTTCCAGCGAGTAAAACTTTCCGCCACAACTGCATATCATCTGTCCCACCAGTCCTTTATCAGGTCATTTCGCTCAAAGAACGGCTGGAAGTACCCGCCGCAGACCTTTTTGAGCACATAATCGATCCTTGCAATGGCCTCATCGGATTCCGGCTTGCCCTGCCATGCGACGCCATACTCGGATTCCAGCTGCGTCAAGGTCTCCATCAGCTTCTTCGCCTTTTCCGGCGTGCGGATAAAGCCGCACTCATAGGCCGCCACCAGAAGCAGGTCGCAGGCTTTCTGCGTCCCGGCGTCCACACCGGCGTCAAAGTACTGTTGGTTGCTGTTCCTGATTCGCTTTGCCAGCTTTTCCATTCCGCGCCTCCTTCTCGCTCATCGCCTTTACCGCTCCGAACATCAGCAGATACGCCTCTCTCCGCTCGTCTGTATCGATTGGAAGATACGGGGCCGTCAGCTTCCATTCCTCCATGTACGTCATCCCTGTCCCTCCGCACACGGTTCCATCTCCGGGCACTCGCCCATAAACGCGCAGGGAGGGGCCATCAGGCCGCGAAATTCCGGGCAATGATCGAGCACAAGCGTCCGCATCCTCTTGACAATCTCCTGTGTTGCCGGGTCTGCCTTGCGGCACAGGCGCTTGCTGGCGACCGTCAACAGTTCTTCCGCGTTCATGTACCAGATCATATCCACCGGCGCGTCCTGCCGCGCTGCGTTCCTGTCATAGTCGCTCTGACGGTCGTTGCGCTGGCTCTTAACAAAGGGAACGGAATGGACGTGCCGCGCAAGATGTGTGCTGACGTAGTACGGAACGTTGTGCAGATAAAACGCGAAGTTCAGCGTCCGGATCGGACTGTGCTTCGCCCGGAGCATCCTGTGCTTCCATTCCATGTCCGGTGCTTTTCCCGAGTGCTTCCCAATCGTGACCAGCGCGCAGCTCTTGGCAAACATCCAATCTTCTTCCCCCGGCCACTTCAACAGTGTGATTTCAGTGTTCATCGTTCCTCCTAATAACTCGGCGTCATCAGCCGTTTCCGGTTCTCGCAAATCAGCTTCTCCGCTTCCCGCAGCGACACCGGCGAATAGTCCGCTTCACACCCGATCGCCGGTTCCACAAATCCGTCATTCGTTCCGTATGTTCCGGCGTGCTGCGCAAAGTCTCCCCCGTTTGGAAACCGAATCGCCCAGCCGTCGTGCAGCCGTTCCAGCCGGGCATCCATCCTGACCTCCACGCAGTACAGGTACAGAGCCAGAATCTCCCTATACTTCCTCTGAGTCTTCCCCCGCTTCGCCTGCCGAATCCGCGCCCCGCAGTTCGGGCAGTAAGAAAAGCTGTTTGCTCCGCAGTCAAAGCCACATACAGAGCATTTCACCAGCATTGAACCCGCGATCCCATTGTCACCCCACTTCCCATGCACCACCTTCGCAACGTCGGCAGCAGCCATATCCGCAAGCACCCGCTTTGCATCGGCAATCGTAGCGAATGGGTCAGTAACTTCCAGTGCTGTCAGCTTCGCAATTGCAATGCTTCTCAGGATATATTCGTCATCCATTGTCTTTCCCTCCATCCATTTTCGCGCCGCATTTGCCACAGTAATTGTGCCAGCGGGAGCAGAGAACAGCGCCGCACACCGGACAATGGTCATACGGAACTTTCGCATATACCATATTTTTGATATAAACGTTAGAACCGTCCGATGCAAATACCCCGCGCGCTTCGTGGTATTCGGTAATTGTCACCTCACGAATTTTTGTTATAGGCTTCCCGCGCACCACCGGCGCAACGTCGGCGGCGGGCAATGATAAAATCTCACTTGCGATGCAATCCGCCAGTCCAGTATGCCGTCCAAGCACAGAACCATTCGCAAGTCCGTACCTTTCAGCAATTTTTATAGCATCCTCGCGCCGGATATAATCAGTCATAATCCATATACTCCCTTCCGATTCTGTTTCTCATTTCATACGGCAGTGCAAGCAGCGGCGTGCATCTACTTAGGATCTCTGCTTTCAAAAGCCGCTCCGCCTGCCGCTTGGTCAGCCGCCGCTCTCGCTTCTTCGGCGGAAGCTCGCCTTTTGCTGCTGCGATGGCGGTTGGGTTGTGTTTATGTTGCCCCATCACTGAACCTCCTGTTCCATGCCTCGATAGCTTCAAATTTGAAACCGTATTCGTTACCGGTCTGTGAAATGTGGCATTTGGGGCAGGAGCACAAATACCATTCGGTGAATCTGTTATGGTGGCCGCTGACAACAGCTTCCCCGCCGCAGAACGGGCACGGCTTTAACTTATCCATTATCATCATCTCCACCCAAAATTCTGTCCGCACATCGGGCAGTACCGAATGTTTACGATGTCCTGTGTCTCAAAGTCGCCGTTTGGAGCGCACCCAGCTCGGACGCGGAGCATCCCTTGCCGATTCAGTGCCATTTCAATGCCGCTGTATTCTTTGGTTTGATTCATCGGCACGAAGCTATTGTCTTTTCCACCGCAATAGTCGCATTTAATCATCCTTCTTGCCCTCCATTTCCGCCAGCGCCTTTTCAGCTTCTTCGTGAGTGAGGAAAACGGTTTTGCCGATGTCCTCTGGTCTGATCGTCCCGAGACCTAGCGTATTCAGCACAGTCCGCCCGTTCAGTGTGCTCACGTCCGATACGGTAAAACTATATACCCGCTTAACCGGGTGATTGCAGTATGTCCACAACTCATCGCCGCGCTTGCACGGCAGGACAATCACTCGCCCCTCTTTGTCGGCGCACATCAGCTCCACCATGCGCGAGATCGAATAGCCGCCCTCCGAAAGTCCTTTTTCGATTTTCGCGCTCTCTTCGCACGCGATGGGCGATAAGCCCGTGTCCTCATACTGTTTCAGCCGTTCCCATACCTGTTTCTGGCTGCAAGCTGTATCGTATGGGCACTTCATGCACGCGCATTGCGCAATATCGCAGAAGTTTCCCGCAAAGGTCAGCCGTTCCATCCTCAGTCCTCCTTTGGTGTCATCGGAATCACCCACGTCAGGATTTGCCCTCATGGCCTCCCTGACCAGTTCTTCCGGTTTCAAATTCATTTCAGCAACCCCGCTTTCCGTAATCTCTCCACGCTCTTACACCGCTTCTTCGCGTCCGCAGTGTAGGCGTCGCGGCTCCGTTCAATTTCTCTCGCCCGATATTCCGCCTGTTTGGCTTTCTCGTATTCCAGATAAGGCGCACACTTCGCGTGACATTCCGCTGTCCGTCTCGGGCAGTCCCTCTCACACGGCGGCTTCATGGCAATTCCTCCACATATCCCCAGCTCTGGGGCGGACGGCGAATTGTATTTCCACATTCCACGATGTTAATGCTTCCGTCTGGGTTGTAATCATATCTCTGGAACGAACACGCAATCCTGCGTGACGGGCACGTCCCATCATCATTTTTATACCTGCAAGCAGCCGTGAACTCTCCCAGCTCCTTCGGCTCATCGTAGATATTCAGGTTTGAAATGTGCCAGCCGTATAGCGTTTGGCCGTTTCCGTAGTTCCAAAGCGCACCATATTCAAGGCACGTCTGAAAGACATAATCGTCGTCGATGTTGTAAATGCCGTATGGTTCGTTTTCAGGAAGGATCGTGTCGATTCGATCACATACAAATTCACCGATGACCTTGCCATTCCCCCGATATGCTCCGCCGCATTTAGCAGCCTTGAAAACATCCGCTATTTTATCAGGATGGAGAGACCGTTCTCTTTCCTTCAAAATCCAAAGCATATCAGCGCTCTGCGTGCAGTAGATGTAGCACTTGAACGGCGTTTCCATCTTCGGCCGCGTCTTGCGAACCTCGATGGTCTTTTCTCCGGACGCGATTTTCTCGCACCATTTCGGCCGGATGCTGATTAAAACTGCTTTACTCATCCGAGATCACCACCCTCATGTAATTTTCATCGTGATAAAAGCTATGTTTCTCTCTGTAATGCCGCCGGTCATCGTCCCTGAGTAGCCATCCCTTGAGCGCATCCACGGTCATCTTCTCAATCGCCGCATGGTTGTCGATATCCATCCGCGTGTTGTGCCAGAAGGAGATCGTCACAGGCTTTTCAAACAGCCGAACCGGAACGCCCTGTTGTCTCAGGCACAGCCGCACAAGCGCCTCAAGGTCTCTGGCGTCCGCCGCCCGGACGTGGTGGTTCTTTCCCGACCAGTATGCATTAAGGCCGTAACGCTTCGTCCACGCGCTCTTGCGTGCCGGATATGGAACAGTGAACTCAATCGTCATGGCGTTCCCTCGGCAGCTTGATCGTTTTCCCATCGGCCAGATCGTCTGAGCTGAGCCGATAGGATGCAAGCTGCAATCCGCTTCCGGTGTGCTCCACGCCGCAGAAAAATCCGCATATTGTGCCGTCAGGCAAATCAAGCGTGATCTTCATGTTCCACCTCCATCGGCACCCACAGGTGGCAGTTATAACGGGACAGGTCTCCCGGCTTCGGCTTCACCCGGCACTTCTTGCCGCAGGTGCCGCAGCATTTCTCTGAGATCACAGCAAGAGTTTCAACCGCATCCTCCAGCAACAGCTGCTTTTCGTCAACCGCTTGACGTGCCGCGTCGCGCTCCTTTTTGATCTCATCCAGCACATGGTTTAGCCGGAGGATTTCGCGGGCCTGTTCGTCGGCATGGATTTGAAGCTCATAGAGCTTCGAGGGGTTTTCACAGTGCTTGCAGGCGATTGCCCTCGCCAGTTTTTCGAGAAGCATTTTCCGTTCCTTTCCCGCTGCATCTGTGCAGCGTTTCGCGCGGCTAAATAGCCGCAGTTTGTCGTTCTCATGGGTCGTCCTCCATCATCCGTGCAATGGCCTGACGCTCCAAGTCGGTGAGCTTATCGCCGTGCCTTTGAACGCCATACCCCGGTTTTGAGTGATATTTGCTCTCCGGCGCTGCAAGCTCGTCTTCCCAACGCCCCTGATTCAGCCAAGTGGCCGGATTCGGGATAAAGCGCCCATTCTCCGTCGTCCATTGTTCGCTGCTCTTTTGCTGCTCTATGGCCGACAGGAGCGTTTCCACAGGCACTTTGACCTTCGCAAACGCCTTTCTCGCGTCCCCTTTTCCAATTTTCCGAGGGTATGCTTTCCAAAATACGTCAAACTTATCGTCCTTACGTTCCTTCTCAGAAATAGAAACACTTTCTTTTCTATTTCCATTTCCATTTCCTAAAGGTAATACCGTGGTATTACCGTCAGTGTTACCATCCGGTATACCAGAATGAGCATTTTCTTTGTTCCACCGTTTGGCAATGTTCTCTCGCTGACGCTGACAATGCGCGTCCCGTTTTTCGATCTCCTGCTCCATACGGTGGTTGTAGTATTTTCCTTCTTCGTCCTGCCGGAACTTGCTCATAACCTCGTCGGACGGCTTCTTGACCGCCCGTGTGATCTCCTGCATCGTCATGTGCCCCCGTTCCCTTTGGAGACACAGGAGCGTGATATACTGCCCACGCTCCCGCATATCCATCAGGGCACAGCCGGAGAGGAAATCCGACGTGTAGAACAGGACAGCAGGGTCTTTGTTCTTTGCCATACCTCATCACCACGGCAAGGTGGTATCGATGTCCTCGATCTCACTGAAACCGCCTTGCGGGTCGTATTGCGGTTCACCCTGCGTCGTCTTGTCTCTCTTGGCCTCGCCAAAGTAGACGTGATCGGCGAGGATCTCCGCCGAGCGGCGTTTATTGCCCTCCTTGTCCTCCCAGTTGCGGATTTGAAGTCTGCCAGTCACAACGGCCATCTGGCCTTTTGAGAAATACTTCTCGACGAACTCCGCCGTTTTTCCAAACGCGACAACATCAATCCAATCCGTTTCTTTGTTTTGATCCGCGGAATAGTCCCTATCAACGGCGAGCGTTACAGAAGCGACAGAAGTTCCTTTCTGCGTCATTCTTATTTCCGGGTCTTTCCCGCAGCGACCCATAACGACAATTCTATTCAGCATCTTTTTTATACCTCATTTTCATGTGCATCCTTGCGTGTTCACGCATATTTGTTAGCAATAGGTTCTCCGGCCTGTTATCGGCTTTGTTTCCGTTAATGTGGTGGACGTACTCTTCTGTTAAGAGCGGTCGCCCAAGAACGCGCTCCATAACTAGCCGATGCTCCAAAATAAAGCCATGCTTATCTGAGTTTGGATTCTCTGGCACATAAACCAGAATGTAGCCATCGCTGTGCTTTTTCCTCGGATAGCGTCTGCTATCACCAATCGCGTCCCATACTGGCCGCATCTTTTTTCGCGTCTCTTCGCTCATTCTGCGGCCATATACTGGGCAATCAGAACCTTTTCTCCCGATTCCCGGATGCCTGTTGTTCTTCCATGTGTACTTGGCAGCTTCACTTTTGCTTAAAACCATGACGCCTTGCTCTTTCAGAAAGGCCGACATTGCCTTGCGATCTACGCCGAAAAACTCAGCGGTTTTCCTTACGCTATGTGTTGCCTTGTAAAAACTTACGGCTTCTGGGTCAATCATTAAGCTCTCCTTTCCTGTAAATCAATTTCGTCTCATCCCATCCGGGATATTTGCTTCTCAGATAATTCGCCAGCACTTCTTTGAGCGCCGCACGGTCGGCTGACTGGTCAAGCCTGCGGTGGCATGGGTCGCATAGCGTCACGATGTTCTCAGGCCGTCCAAGACCGCCCTGCGCCCGTGAAATGTAATGGCACCACGGATTGCCGGGTCTCCCGCAGAGGACGCAGCGCCCGCCGTCGCGCTCCCACACGGCCTGTTTGACCGCCGCCGGGATGCTAGTGGCCCTCGTCTGCCTGTGCAGCTCTCTCACCCCATTCCAGATTCATCCGCGCCAGCTCGTCCGGCGTCAATGTCTCAATGCCCAAACTCTTTGCATCCTCGACGGCCCGGTCGATGATCCGTCCCATCTGCTTTGCGTTGTATCGGGATGAGCCGTAATAGGCGCGGATCACAAGGTTGTCTCCGTCCTGCTGGTAATCCACTTCCTCAGTCGGCCAGCCAGTCCCGAGCATTGACCACGCCGTCCGGAAGGTCGCCGCTTCGTCGCGGGAAAGATGGAAGTCCTTGAACACGCCGACCTCCTTGATGTACTCGACGTAGAGGTCTTCCTTCGAGCGTCCGAGCTTTCCTGCGATCTGGTCGCAGAGCTGCCAGAAATAGTTGTTGGAATCCAAGCTGCGCTTCTTCCGAAACTCCTTGATCTCTGCGACGTACTTTTTGCCGGGGTTCATGGTTTCGAGGAACATTTGTGCCTTGCGCGGCACATCCGCTTTGATACGGAGCCATGTGCCAGCCGCGTCCATCATCCAGTCAGCCTGCTCGAATGTAAGCTCCGTCAATCGGCATTACTCCTTTCCGTAGGCACCACGCCAGATACTTCAGACGCGGCAGGTATTCGCACTCGATCCATTCCTGGTCATAGGGGATTGGATGATAGCTCAACCTGTCCGGGTCGATCTCCCGGAACCAGTTTTCGTAATCCTCCGCCTCCAAGCGGTATGCCACGATGCGAAGCCGCTTTCCAGTAGCGTACATTTCGACCTGTGCCTGCATCCAGTACGCGCGGGAGACCTTGAACGCGGCGCTTTTGTGGGTCTTGACCTCGGAAATTTCCTCCGCGTCCTCGCCGTCGAGGTTCACCCGGAGCCGTAGACCGTACTTCCGAATCTGCCTGTCCATCCGCTTAATGCCGATGAATTGCAGGATGCGGTGTTCGTATGCCGTGCCCGTCTCCATTTCCAGATTGGTGAAGTGGTCGCGGTTCAGGCCGAGCTTTTGCAGCCAGAACCGGCGAAAGGTCTTTGTGCCCCAGCTCCCCATGATCGTTGCCGTGTCTGACGCGCCAAACCACCCGCTGCGGTCATGGTCGTGAATCATAGCTTTTTGAGCATCTGCTCGAAGGTGTTGACCTGATCGAACATTTTGAGAATGGAATCGAACTGCTTCTTAGTCAGTCCAAGTCCCTTGCAAATGCCCTCCACGGTGTACCCGTCCTGCATCTTCTGCGTCAAAAGCTGCTCCACGCGCTGCTTGATGGCGAAGATGTTGTGGGTGCTCAGGTCATCCACGCCGCTGTCCGTGTCCTTCTCCGCCGTCCAGAGCTTAAACCCAAGACCGGTGTAAATCGCCACACCCTTGACAAAGGCGCGGGCATGGGCGTTGGAAATGCGGAGCTGGTTCAGCGTGTCCGCATAGACCACCAGCGCACCGTTGAGCAGCGGATAGTCCATCGTGTACGTCTTATCGTCGATGTGAATATCGACGGACACGAAATAGCACCCAGTGCTCCGCTTGTTTTTGTCCGCCGTTGCGTAGTGGCAGAACACATAGCTCCCGGCCGCATTGGTGCGCGGCGTGAAGTAGACGCTCTCCGCGCCGTTCTCATGCAGCAGCATCTTGCAGTTGCCCCAAGAGAGATAGGGCACTTCGATCTGTTTGCCGTTTTCGTCCTTTGCCTTCCGCTTGTCGCAGTACGGCATCACGTCGAGCTGCACCAGCTCGTTAAATGATTTCAACATATTGTCCTCCTTAATCGATCACGCGCTTATCGAATCCTAACTGCTCCATGATGAAGTCCATCCCGAGGTTTTCCACCAGAAATGCCATAACTTCGTTGGCTGGATCGTATCTGTCCTTGCGCTCCAGGCATTTGAAGCGCCCGCATGTACCTTCCCAGATTTTCTCGCCGGTATAGACCTCATTCCCGAGCCGATCACAACCACGCGGCTCCGCTTGCTGCAGGTCTTTGGAATAATCAATTTCCGGTAACATTTCTGTCCTCCAATCTGTATTTCGCAAACCTTACCGTCTCGCCGAATCGGTTTTGCTTTGATACGATCTCGCTCGTGATGGGCCAGCCCTCCGCCTTGAGATCCGCTACCCGCGCCGCCAGCCGGAAGCATCCGTACTGGTCAAGCGCTTCAACTGGCGTAATGGAGCCGATGGTCTGAAGATGAAACAGAATCTTATCGCACTGCGTCATCTTTCTTTTCCTCAAATTCGCCGCACATGATGTTCTCCGGGCGATTTTTTGCGATGATCTTGCGTTGAGTTTTATTTGTAATACGGAAGCGCAGACCAGCATAAATGCCAAATTCATCGCCAGCCTTGATGCCATAGCCAGCCTTGATGCCATAGCCAGCCTTGATGCCATTGCCAGCCTCGATGCCACCGCCAGCCTTGATGCCATAGCCAGCCTCGATGCCACCGCCAGCCTCGATGCCCCAGCCAGACTCGATGCCATCGCCAGCCTTGATGCCATTGCCAGCCTCGATGCCACCGCCAGCCTTGATGCCAAAGCCAGCCTTGATGCCACCGCCAGCCTCTATGCCATATCCAGTCTCGATGCCCTCGCCAGCCCTGATGCTCCAGCCAGCCTTGATACCCAAGCCAGCCTTGATACCATTGCCAGCCTTGATACCATTGCCAGCCTCGATGCCACCGCCAGCCTCTATGCCATATCCAGTCTCGATGCCCTCGCCAGCCTTGATGCAGCCTTTGACTTCCAGCCGTCCGGCAAAGATGATGCCTTTCTCGACGATCAAATCCCCGTCGATTTTGCGGACTTCATCCGTTTTCCCGAACGCGCCCAGCAGCCACGAGCCGTAGCTAAAATCCTTTTCCGCACAGCAATCCAAAAGTTCCTGATACTCCACGCCGTCCGGATACTTATCCACTGGATATTCCTTCAAAAAGTCACGATAGCCAGCGGCACACGCGCCTTTCTCCTTCAAAAGTTCCTTTGTGATCTTCATAATTCCTCCTAATGGTTGACATTCCGCCAGCCAGCCGTTAAAATATGGCCATAGACATATTTTCGATACGGAACGAAATTGTCTGTCACCGGCCGTCCATGTGTAGCGACATGGGCGGCTTTTTCTATCTCATGCGCGGCCTTGCGAAGATCATAGTCCCACGTCACGCCGAACCACCGCCGCCAGTCCACGCATCTTAGCCCCATGCGGCAATCCGCATTTTTCGGGCACGTTGAACACGGGTATCTCATTGGTCGTCACCGTCCCAATAATTTCTCTGTCTCTCTGCGGCTTCCACCAGCGCTTTCCACGCCGCCTTGAGCCGGGAGACGAGATAACAGATCCAGCCCATCATGCCATCCCGTACCCCACCAGCGCGACAGACATTGTCGCCATCACAGCCGCGTCGAGGCGAAAGCCCCACACAAGCCAGTAAAAGAACGCCGCCATCATGAACACGCCCCCCAGAATCAGGGCCACGCGCTTCATCGTCCGCCGCAATGCGGCGTACCACTCTCTCTTTGAGATCATCTTTCATTTCTCCTTTTCCCCGAGAAACGCCAGAAACGGCTTTCTCGGTATTTTTACGCGGCTCCCGATGCAGCACACCGGGAAGCCGAGACCGGCGGGGTTTTGCCGCGCCCGGAGCCGCAGCTCGTGGGGATTACACCCCAAAAACCACGAAGCCATCTCCGGCGTAATGATCGGCGCGTCCGATTGCTTTAGTTCTTCCAGCGTCATACGTTCCATACTTATTCCTCCTTCTTCGGCTGCGCTTCTTTTACAAGAAGCATCCCATACGCAATGTCGCTCAATCTCTGAATCTCCTCGGCGTCGAGTTTGTCAACGTCAACGCCGACGGTTTTTAGAGCCTGCTTGGATTCCTCGGGCATTTGATTCACCTCGCTTCCATACGACATTTTTATGTCGCTTGATGTATTGTGACTACATTATAGACCATTATTTTTGTTTTGTCAATACATTTTTGCGCTTTTGAATAAATATTTTTGTATTGACAATACATTTATATTGTGTATAATAGTTTTAGGAGGTGTCCTAAATGACCATCAATGAACGCATAAAAGCCATCCGAAAAAAAACCGGATTATCTCAGACTGATTTTGCAGAACGGCTTGGAACAACGCGGGGTGTAATCACGAACCTTGAAGGTGCAAAAACAGAACCGAATGAGCCATTTTTACGGCTTATTTGCAAAGAGTTTAATGTCAACGAAACATGGCTTCGCACCGGAGAGGGTGAAATGATGAAGGAGTTGACGCAAAATCAGGAAATCGCAGAGTTCCTCGGGAAAGTTATGAACGACCCGGATGACGCAGCAAGGAAACGTTTTATATCAATCGTTAGCCAGCTCGGCGTTAAAGAATGGGAGATACTTGCCGAAATCGCCGAAAAATGGGCACAGGGGAAATGACCCCTGTGCCCATTTGCTATGTATGCTATTTGTTGACCATCGTTTTCAAAAACCGCCAGAGGAGGTCAATCTCCTCATCCGTTGCGCGCTGCATCAGCCGCGCGATCTCCTGTTCCAGCCATGCTCTATCATTCATTCCTTTGCTCCTTCTTCCTTCGTATCGGCTGATTCGTATGAGGCAGTACCAGAATTATAAAACATTCGTTCTATAATTTCAAGATGTATTTGTACTCTAAAATATTTGGAAGTATATTATTGTACTCTTCGCAGTTGCATTTTCTCGGAATTTGTTATATATTGGACATACAGACATTATTTTAGGAGGGAACAAAATGATTTGTCCTCAATGCGGCAGCGAAAATGTAACAATCACCATGCACCAGATCGGCAGTGAAACAGAAAAGTATGGTGTCGGATTTGACGGGCACATGAACAACCTCGCGCGTGGGATCGTCGCGGTCTGCACACTTGGCCTGTCGAACCTGTTCTGGCGCAAGCGTACCGGCAGCGAGCGGGCAGTCATGCGCACCAAGAAAATCTGCCTTTGCCAAAACTGCGGACATTCGTGGGAAATCCGGGAAAAAAGCGAAAGCACCCTCAGTGAAGAAGAAAAGCACAAAATCATCCGTAACGGTGTGATCTCGCTTGCTTTACTTATTGTCATTGCCGGTGTCGTTGTGCAGTGGATCGTCGGCGCGACAAACCTTCGGATTCTCTATGTCGCTTATATTGCTGCTGTTGCCGCAGGCGCCATTCGCGTTTATCGCGCAATCTGTGCACTCAAAAATGATGGTTCAGGAGAATAGACTGTGCAGAAACAGTCGAATCATTTTGATTGCACTTTTGTCGAAAGGCTGTCATACTGAAATCAGCTAAACATCGTCCGTTCTTTGTGGCCATCTCCGGTTTCAGAGAGGCAGCTAAACCAGAGTTTTCCTCCCTTTATGTATTCAAGGGAAAATGCCTCCACATTCCGAAACTGGCCGCCATCAACGACGATGTTTACTTTTCCTTCCTCAAACCTGATATTGATGCTCTGCATGGGGAATCCTCCTTTGTGATTCGGCGTTTGCCGTGATTCGACCGTACCACCACACAACGAGAAATACAACCTAAATATCTGCAAGCTGCGAAATCCGACAAATATCTCTGCAAACTTTTGAGAAAACGAATGAAAATGATTGAAAGAGAAGTGTAAGAATGGATTTTGAGAAGCTAATTGACAGATGTATGCGCACGATTGATGACAGAAATCTAACAAATCGAGATGTTGCGCGGCTTGCAGATATTTCGGAGTCCACTGTTTCGAGGGTGCTGGCATCCAGAGGGCGAAACGCATCAATGGCAACGATAGTCGCAATCTGCGACGGGTTAGGGCTTGAGGAAGAAACTGTGCAGTACGATGTTTCTCCGAACGATATGACCGCAATCGAGCACGTTTATTTGGCGCGTATCGATGATCTCAAAAAGTCAATGGCGCAAAAAGATCGCTGGATCAAAGGATTATTCGCGATCTGCCTGTCTATGGTCATAATCATGGTTGCTTTGTTGGCCGTGGATTTGCTCGTTCCGACAGTCGGCTGGTTCCGGGGGTGATTGCTTGGATCAATGTGTAAAGTGTAAAAAAGATATTCCGGGCGGCGCGGTCTTCTGCCCGTGGTGTGGAAAAAAGCAGGTACCGGAGCGCAAAGGGAGAACGCGTGGAAATGGGCAGGGGTACGCCTATCAGCGGGGAAAAACATGGACGGCCCGCTGGACAGTCGCCTGTTACCTTGATGAAAACGAAAAGATGCACCAGAAAGTAAAAACGAAGGGCGGCTTCGCATCCAAGCGTGCCGCCCTACAATACGCCGCAAATCCACCGGAGAAAGAAAAATGCTCTCCAACGGTGCGGGAATATTACAAAACCTATCTGCGTGGGGATTATCAATCGCTCTCATCCAACCGCCAGATCGCCGCAGACGCAGCATTTGAACGGTTAAAAGAGATTGCCGACTGTGAGATCGACGCGCTAACTATTCGGCAGCTGCAGGACGTCGTAGACCGCAACGCGAGCACATACTATACACGACGTGATATGAAAACGGTGCTGTCACACTGCTACAACCTTGCAATCGCAGAAAAACGAACCACTGTGAACCTCTCAAAATATATCAAGCTGCCAAAGCTCGAGGAGAAAACACCGGAGCCGTTCACGGACGATGAAGTTCTGAAGCTATGGAAAACATATCCGCAGGATCATTTTATTGGGTTCATCCTCACGATGATCTACACCGGCATGATGCCGGGAGAGGTTCAAAAGCTCAAAAAGGATATGCTCGACTTCGAAAAAAACGAGATCATCGGCGGCGGAATTAAAACGCAGAAGCGGAAAGATACACCTATGGTGTTCCCAGACTTCCTCGCGCCCGTCCTTAAGGAATTGTGCGAGGAAAGTAATTCGCGCGTCGGGAATGTTTGCTGCATCAACAAAGATAATTTCTATGCGCGATATTATGAATGCCTTGCGCTGTCTGGTGTCCGGCGTCTCACGCCATACGCGTGCAGGCACACAACTGCCACCGCATTAGCGATGAAAAACATTGACCCATTTACAATCAAAGAGGTCATGCGGCACAGCAAAATCACCACGACGCAGAAGTATGTTCATCCAAATATGCGAGGCATGGTCGATGCGGTCAACCAAATTCCATCTTCTGATGTTCAATCAGCGCCAGACCCGAAAGTAACTCCGTAAGTAACAAAAACGAAAATGTGTAGTATTTTCAAAGGTTCCAAATACCCTGCTAAGGGAGTAGTCGTCTAAAAAGCGAGCGAGAGTTCGAATCTCTCCTTCCGCGCCAAAGTACCCGAAAATAGCGTGTTTGCGCTGCTTTCGGGTACTTTCTCTATTTATTTGTTCGGAATGGCGCTAAATGTCGAAATATGAAAAATACATCTACGGACAGCCAAAAACTAAAAAATTGCAGTCTATAAGTTACTTGGTAAGTAACACATTTCAGACGTTCCGCACCTTCCGAAGCACTGAATCGTATGCACGGTGGTTGACAAGCGACAGGGTTTCCATAAGCTCATCAATGATCGGCCAGATTTGCGCCGGGTCTTTTCCTGCAATACTTCGCAAAAAAACGCTGTCCCCATACTCGTTGATCGTTTCGGCTGCGGGCGGCGTAGCGGAGTATCGGCGTTCAACCGGCGGCTCCGCCTTGTGCCCCATGCGGTCTTGAATGGTGTAAAGATTTGCGAGCTTGGCATAGTTCGGATAACTGGATTCTTCATATTCCAGCCGCGCAATTTCCTTGCGGATTTCAAGCGCATCCAGCATGGGAGCGCCCCCTTATGCCCGGTCGATCTGCTCCATGCAGTGACGGATAGCGTCGCGGGTTGCGTCGCTGTCCGCGTCGCGCATCATGTCCTCAAGCTGCTCATGCATTCGCTCGCGGGCGTCGGCACGACTATAACGCCCCAGAGAATCCCGGCGGCGTCCACGGTAGGAGCTTCCGCGATTATACGTTCCTCGGATGTTTGCATCCCAATCGGCGTCCCGGCTATAACCGGATTCGTCGAGCATTTCAATTTTGTCGATGTTTTTGATCGTGTCGGTCAGCTTGTGGACGATCTCGAGATCGCCAGCGCCAAGCTCAGGCTTCCTTGCGATTTCCTCAAGCTCTCCGCAGAGCGTCGCCCGCAAGTCCTCCATAGCTCTCTTACTCATGTTCATGCTCCTTTCACGCCACGCGTTCGACGATCATGTTGCTATTCGCAAAATTGATCGCCTGCGTGCTGATATTTTTTGCGGCAACCGTAATGCAACAGCCGCGCGGCACCTCTACAAATGCCGAAACAAAAATGTTGAAATAGTTCCCGACTGCAGCAGGCGTGACAACGGCGGTCGCGCTGGTAATCGGTTCACCATTGATCGTCAGCGCGGCAGAGATTGCTTCCACCGTGCCACCGGTCGGAATGGCAATGTTCGCGCCAAAGGCCACGCGGAATCGCGCCTTGCACTGATTCGTGAGGCCGCGAAGCGTTACGATGCCCGCTCCGGCGCGATGCACGATACACCCACCTCTCGCGGCGGGCGTTTCCGTCAACGGCACATTCTGGTCAGCCGCTACGGTCACGATGTTGGAATTGGTATATTCGGCCATAAAATCAACCCTCTCTTTGATAGATATAAAATGCGGCGGAGCGATTGCCCCGCCGCTGCTGTGAGTATCGACACGGAGCCGACCATTTTCGTGAGGTCACGAAAAAGCTCAATTTGTGGATTTGTTAGGCGCAGGCACCGCAGACATACTGCGAACCATTACACCCGGCGAACTGATACGGTGCGGGAACCGCAAACGACGGAACCGGGCGCGGGTTGTAATAGGCGAACTGGCCGCTCATGTATGCCTTGAGTGCTTCACTCTGCGCAGACTGAGACGCCGCCAGCCGCAACCCCTGATTCTCGTTTTCGAGATCGCGCATCTTGCTCTGCGTCAGGAAGTCAAGAATGGCTCGGCTGTTGCTGTTCTGGTTGTCGATGATGTCCCGCGTGGCGTTCTGGACGGTGTTGCGCGTGTCGCACGCCTGCGAAGCCATGTCGTACCGCACCTGTGCGATTGCTTCCCGGTTCTCGCAGCAGCAGTTCTGAGACTGCATCTGCATCTGGAAAAGCTGCTGCATCAGCGCGGCTTGCTGGTTCGCGCGGGATAGCTCTGCCGTCTGGAATCCGCTGTTGACCGCCTGCGTGACGCCCGCAAATCCGTTCAGGACGCTGGTGTTCATCGCATAGAAGCTGTCGCACAGGCCGTTATTGACGCCGTCAAGCTTGCGCTCAATGTTGGCGAAATCGGATGCAAGGATGTATCCATCCGTCGCACCGCCGCCATTGTTGTTGCCCCAGCCATTGCCGCCCCAGCCGCAGAAGATCGCGAGGAACAGGATGATAAACCACCATCCGCCATCGCCGCCGAAGCCGCCCCAGCCGTTGCCGCCCATGCCAGTAGGTGCTACCGGCATAGTCATAGTCGTACCATCGGTAAGGCTCATTTTGTCGTACTCCTTGAAGAAAATATATTATCAACCGTGGCCACGGATTGATTATTGCAAAAGACCCTGAAACTGCCGCGCAACGGCCTGAAGCTGGTTTAGCTGCTGCTGCGTGAGCTTGCCGGATTGCATCATTTTTTCAACCTCGGTTTTCGGGTCGCCATGAAAGTTTTGCTTGAATTGCTGGAATTGCTGCATCATTCTCTGAAACTGTCCCATCTGGCCGGGCATTTGCGGCGCTCTGCCGCCGCCAAGCGCGTTAAACAGCGGGTTCGGCATTGTGGTGTTCCTCCTTCTTGTTCTCCGCGCCAGCCGCCGCCAGCGCGTTCACACGCGCTTCCATCGCTTCAAACTCCCTTCGGGTTACAAATTCCCCGCTGGCCGGTATGATCGGCTGTGCTGGTGTCCTCGCGCCCGTGCGCTCCGTGTAATCCAGAACCCTCATGGACGGAACGCCGGATGCATCCACGCTCTTGATATAAATGCACGGGTTCTCGCTATCCCACAGTGGAACCGTGTTCCCAGCCGCGACGAGGTAGCTCTTTGCGCCCGCGTCACCCTGTACCCAAATCATGCTCTGGGCAGGCTGCGGCATTTGCGCCATAGGCTGGGGCGGCTGCTGCGGTTGATACTGTTGGCGAAGCTGCATGAGCTGGTCTTGCATCGGCGGCTGATAAAATGGTTGGTAGCTCATCGGCGGTTGGTACTGTCCATACATTCAGATTCGTTCCTTTCCCAAAAATAAAGCGGTGTTTGGCTTCCGGAGTTCCATGTGTCAAACCAATCTCCATCCCTGACGCAGACCACATGGGTTGCAAGCGCAAGAATGTATGTACCGATCGGATGGTCACGCGCGAACTCCGCAACTGTGTATGTGTCCGGGTTGGAGCTTGGTACGCCATGCCGGGCATAGCCAAGCTGGTTCAGGTACGCTCCCCAAACAGCGTTTGCGGAGGGCATATCGCCAACCTCAAACCCATGAAGCGCAAGCGCGACATATACCTCATCCCACGATTTACCGGTCGCCTTGCAAATCGCCCGAACAGGGCAATCCCCAACCTGACGCCGCGCGGGATTTGGATTGTAAAAAGAAAAACCCATACCGGACACCTCTCAACGTGTCCAGTATGGGTTGTTTTTCGGGTTTATGTGCCGCGATTGTGCATCATTTTCGCCCGTTTCGAGTTTAACTATATAGTCGGCTAGATGTCTTTCGCATTCGGTCGAGAATTCCGGGGAGCCGCCGCTGCACGGTGGCTCGCCCGAGATACAACTCCGATGCAACGTCAATCTGAGGGCGCTTATCGACGTAATAGAGCTTTGCAATGCGCTCATTTTCCTGCCCGAGGTTTGCTTGGGAAATAACGGTCTCCATTTCTCCACGCATCAGGCCGGATAATTCAGGCGGTAGATTATACCGCGCCTGCGGCGACATCCAATCACCCCTTCTTGGTCATCAAAACCGGAACGTTCCCCTGATTGGAAACGGAAAGACCGAGCGCCCCGGCCACGTCGCGGATTTTCACATAGTTGGTTCCGTTTTTCAGGATACGTTCAACCTCGACGGGTTTTCCGTCAACAATCATCTTGCACTTGCTTACCATTTCAATCCTCTCCTTTACCATCTCACGGAATTTCTTGATACCCTCCGGATCGTCCACCCAGTACTTCGGGCAGAGCTTCCCGGTCACATCATAGTGCCGGATGATATGATCGACCGGGATGTTATACTTCTCGCAGAGCATTGCGGCGAGGTCTGCGGCATTGGCGATAGTCTTTGCCGTTGCCATGACCTTCCCGTCGCGCTTCGCGTCGCACATCTCGATCCCGATGGAATTGTAGTTCCGGCAGAATGGGTGTGTGTAGTGATACGCGCCGCAGTGGAAGGCTACATAGTCCTCCGGCACGGAGATCGTGATAGAATCATCGTCTACAAAAAAGTGCGCGCTTGCCACAGGATTGAGCGGCTTCTGAAAGTACTTGCCGTTGCTGGTGTCGGAATCCCCGTCGTTGGCCGTGTAGTGCATGACCAGCCACTCAATGGGCCCGCCGCGTTTCGTTCCGTAGTTGGCCCGATGGGCCAGCATCGTTTTAATTGGTACCATTTGCGCCTCCATAAAGCTCATGGTGGAGCGTCAGCACCGCAGATTCAATCATTTTATCCACGGTATCAGAATCAAACTTGATGCCTCTCTCGGCGAGGTATTGCAGCACATACGCCTTTTTCTCCGCGCCCTCGTTGGCATTGTAAAGCTGCTCCGCCGCCTTGACCGCGATCTCCACATACGCCTGCCATTTTTTGAGCTTGTCCGCGCCGACGCGCTCCTTGATCCACGGGATCAAAAATGCCGATACCAGCGCCGAGATCAGCGCAATCACCGCCGAAATGATTTCTGTGTAGTCCATAGTTTTCTCCTTTCAGTCTTTCAGCACGATCTCCAAAAACCGTGCCTTTTCCTCTGCCGTATACGTCTCCGGCAGGCTCTCAATGTACTTGATTGCGTATTTACTTCTGTTCTCATTCTTTGCCTTCCAGAGGTAAAACATCCCAATCGCCGTCGCAAATCCGATGACTGCCAACGTGACCTCCACACTCAGCACGCCGAGCACATTCAGGATAATGCAAGCGACGCTTGCCGCCGCGCTGCCAATCAGCAGCTTCTTCGAAGTCTCCATCAGCCCGCCTCATGCCGTCCGGCCTCGCACTGCTCTTCGAGCTTATGGAGTGCTTTCTTCACGTCCCCATTGCCGCCGCGATTGACATACTTCTTACCGGCGATCAGCCGCTCCGACATGGGCATCTCGTCCGACATGATCGTGAGGCGCAGGATGCTTAAATACTGCTCATCCTGCAATCTCGTGATCTTGTCGATCTTCTCGTCGATCGCCTTCAGGTGGGCGCTCTGCGCGTCGCCCTTGCCTTTCTTCTTCTGGACCGCGCTGACGATTGCCTGCACGACGGTCGTCAGCGCAGACGAGCCGAGGATCGCTACAATGATCGTGATAATTCCAGAATCCATATTCTTTCTCCTTATTTCGGTTTTCCCACAACGTACTCGATAATGTAGGTTCCGGATACACGGCAGATTTTAACTCGATCTCCTGCACTGAATGTAACGGACGTGTTGCATTTATAGTGCTTTGCGGTTGCCTCCGTCTGCCCGTCAAAGATCAGCGACAGTCCATCGGTATACTTTGCGCCAACGGTCGCCAGCATAAATTCAGGTTGTGGCTTCTGTGCCGTTTCGTCTGTATCAAAAAAACTCGTCACGCCAATCATGCAATCACCGCCCTCTTTGCCGTATGCTTCATCATGCTGCCTTCTTTCAGCTCGATATACCATCCGGTTTCTTCGTAGATTCCGCCGATGGTCGGATGATCGATTGCAATAACATCCCCGATGCCGTGCCCTGGCTCCGCCAACGACTGAAACGTGATCGTCTTCGTGCCGAGCATGGATTGATTGCGGATGTTTTCTACATACGCCTGCAACGCAGATTGGCTGGCGATATTATCAACCTTTACAACCTTTGTGATCTTCTGGCCACGCTTGAACGTGGAAATAGAACTCGATGGATTATCATTCTCTGCTCTGGCGACCATAGGCGCGTCTAAATCCGGGTTTGAGCAAATTGCAACAAACACATTCGGTGCATCAAAAAAGTCGTTCTCTTGGCTCGCTGACAGACCGACAGGGGCGCGAAAACGAATATCTGTCGTGCTGTACTGGTGATCAATATTCGACGCGCTCGGCGTCTCATGCGGCGTCAGACGAGCCACACCGTTTGCATCAAACCAAATGGGATCATAATTGATCTCATCAAGCAGCGCGTTACAGATTGTAAGATAGTCCGTTCCAATTTGCCAGTCTTCCCGGTCGGTTTGTAGCGTCGCTTCAGATGGTGTCGCAATCACAAGGGAAATCCCGGCCTCCGTCAGCATTTGCCGGACGATAGTTATGTACGACGAGCCAGCGGAAAAATGCTTGATGCTTTCCGTTTTGATCGTGGACAGTTTCCAGCTCCGATCGTATGCTTCAATCGCCACCCAGCGCCCGTCTTCCTCGGTCGTTTCCTTGTACGTCGTGATGCGGAAAATTCCCAATGAGTTTTCCACGCCATTGATGGAAATTGTGGGTTGCAGCTCATCAGATAGATAGTTGATATTGGGATCGTAAAAAAATGTCCCTGCAAAACTAGATTTAATTTTTGCGTTTTTATCCGTATATACATTTGGAGCAGAATCGCGTTTCCAGCGGAGGGACGCATAATGCGCCCCATTCCGCAAAACATTTACAGAGAAGAAAATGTCACGAATCAATGTCAATCTCCTCCTCGTACTCGATTTGTGTCACCATGAACGAATACACACTCTTGTATTGGTTGACCTCTCCCGAAACCTCATTCAGATACCCGATGCAGCCTCCCGACGGATGCAGTTTCAAACAAACCAGATGTCCGATCATGCCCTCGAACTTCTCGGCGCTGTCTCTGTTTAAGAATACGACATTCCCGTCATAGGTCGCAGTTTTCGCTTTGCTGCGCTCCGCAACGGGATATGTGTACCCGGAGAGTCTTACCTCTGCAATCGAGCGGCTAATACTTCTAGTAACCGGCTGATTGGTCAGGCCGCTGTACTTCATGGTCAGCCATTCTCCGGCGTCCATATCATACAAGACGTTGTATTCCGGCGTGACCGAGACAGAGACTTCGGCAGAAACGCCGTAATAATCGTTGTCGGAATAGCAGCCGCGCACCTGATATGTGCAGGCGCCAATCGCCATGTTATCCACATATCCGGGATCTTCCGCCTTTGCAATCGGTGTCCCGTCCCGGTATACAATGTAAAAATCGTAGTTGCCAGAATCCACCCATGCAAGCGTTACTGCGTTTTCGGTACTTGCCGTCAGCGTGATCGCGCCGCCCGGTACGTTTGCGACCGGGAGCGCCGCCGTGCCCCACGGCGACCAGAAGCCGTATTCGTTTTGCACACGGACGCGCACCGTGTAGTTGCCATCGGCCAGATAAAATGGGGCTTTCCACGTCTTCCTGGTTCCGAAGCGCGTGCCGGAGACATAGACGCCGTCAATCTCGACTTGGTAGGCTTGCTGTTCATCCGACTGCCAGCGGATCTCCGGGCGCGGCGTCCTTGTCGTAACCTCAAGCGCCGGTTGCTGCGGTGCTCCGAGTGTGTAGATTCTGGCTGGGCTGCTCCAATCGCTGGCGACGCCTGAGAGGTTATATAGCCGCACACGCCATGTGTTTTCGCCGTTAGAAAAACTTCCAGCCGGAGCAGTGTACGAATGGACATTTTCGGTTAGAGTTGCAACAGTGGCATAGTCAACGTCCGTCGCAGTTTTGATCTGCACATCAGCTTTTGTTGGAGTGACACCATAAGAACTATCGTTTCCCCAAGACAGCACCGTTTCGGATGTGTTATCGACAAAGATGTTGTCAGGGGTCAGGACAGTCGGAGAAATAATCGGTTCTGCCGTCTCATAGCGGACCATCGCCGTGAAACCTTGAACCGCCCTTGTGTTGTTCGAACTCCGATAATAGATGCCAATACCGTAAGACAATAGATTCAGTATTTGATTCCGGGTAAGGCTGTACCGTAACAGCGTAGTATACTCGTTGATACCTGAAACGGTCGGCATGGAGAGAATATCCACGTTATCCCAAGTGGCAGAATCAAAAGGCACAGAATGTTCGAGAACTACAACGTGAGTAAAAGATGGGTAATCCTTTGCAGGAAGAGAAACATATAGCCATCCCCCCGTGACAAACGGCATGGATGCTTCGGTATCTGGAACGAATCCACCCACAAGAAGTGCGTTTGTGGGCGTTAATATCTGATTGCCGCTCTGCGTCGTTTGAATGGGGGTTGATGGAGTTTGCGAATCAATGAGCGCATATTTGCTTGCGGTATAGCGAGCGTTTGCCGTTGCCATTTAAGTCCCTCCCATCCGAACCACTCTGCGGCGCTCCTGTTTATAACCCATATTAGCCGCCTCCCATTCTGCTGGTTCTGCGCTGATTTTGCGCGATGTTTACAACATCGTTAAATTGCTGCACGTTTGACGAATCAATGTTGATGTTGTAATTATTCGTCGTGGAATTGCTCGCCGAGTAAGGCACATACTTCCCGGTTCCAGCCTCAATATAACCGCCCGTTCCAGTCCATCCGCCTGCGGATTCACTATAAGACGTGCTCTTGAGCGTGTCTCCATAGACAACCTTCTGATAGGTAGATAACTGGCCCTTCGAAACATTCATACCGAGTGCCGTGCCAATCCGGTTGAAATCCCATGTAAAAATACCGGCTACGACGTTCGCAGCATCAGCAATTAACGCAAGCACTTTTGCGACAGGATCAAGAGCAGCTTTCAATGCTGGGAGGAATGTTACGATCAGATCTGCGAGCGGATCGAGCAACCCAACCGCAATTTCAAGGATCGATCCGATTGCCTCAATGAGGCCAGAATCGTCAAGGGCCTTTGAGACTTTATCGATAAACTGCATGCCTGCATCCATAACCTTTATGAATGTTGGGGTCAGTTTATCGAGGAAATTGTTTTTCAGTTCTTGGAACTTCTCGCCGAGTTTCGCGGTCGATTCCTGCAGCTTCACCTGATTTTCGCGTGATTTGATTACCTGCTCGTTATTTTTGTAGAAAGAATCCGCCGCATCGGAATATGTACCGGAAAGGGTATTCATGATCAAGCTGTTCCGCTCCGCCTCGCCGGAGCAATTCGCAAGTGATTCATTGAAGTCATCCTCGGAAATACCAGCCCAGTTCAACGCATCCGCCAGAACGCCCGTAACCTGTCCAACCTTTGCCGTCTCGTTTGCGGCCTCAATAAGTCCGTTGATGGGCAGCGAATCACCGAACGTGCCGTTTACACCAGCGGCGATATTCGTCCACGTTGCGAAATCTTCTTGGTTGCGTGCCAGTTTCGCCATGAGCTGCGCTGTTTCTGTGGCGGTATCCGTGTCACCGAGGATTTTGTAAAGGCCAGTGTAAGCCGCCTGTGCCGTCTCAGCACTATATCCGGCAGTTTCAAAGGCGGCGTTCAGTTTGCCCTGTGCAACACGATATTCCTCCGTCGCATCGATAACCTTACTAATTCCAGCGATGACCGCAGTCGTGGCTGCTGCTGCAACAGCAAACCCCTTCGCCGCAGTTTTCGCCGCTTTCCCGACATTATCCTTCCACGACGACACTTTCTTCTTCGCGGAATCCATCCCATCATCCACGCCGGATGAATCCGCAGTGATCTTCACCACAATATCCAGTAAATTCATTCTTCCACCACCAATCCACACCGCCGCACAATATCAGTTGTAATTTCCTCGCAAGAGCGTGTGTCTTCTTTCTTCGGACGCAATATTTCATCAAGATCCGACTGCATATACCGTCCGCCCACAAGTTTTGCAGTGTTCTCTGTTAAAACTCTGGCACAGCGCGACATATAATCATCAAACAACCACTTTTCCCTCCGCTGCCGAATCAAAACGGGCAGGAGTCGAATGAGTGCGGGCGCTGAAATTTTCGGCGCATCCAGAAGGGAGAGTGTTACTCTTTCCCCTCCGATACGCACGATGAGAAAAAATCAATGAGTTCCTTGTCCTGCGCGATCTCCCGGATTTGCCGCAGCGTCTCCACGATCTTCTGCTCCCGGATGTCATCGACATTTTTTTCGTTCAAAACTGCAAGGATGCCGAACACGTCTTCTCTATGGTTTTTCAAAAGCATCGGCACCCACTGGCTGACGCGATTTGCCGCCATTGCATATTTCTCTGCAACGGTTTTCGCTTCCTTTGTGTTGAGTTTCAGGGATGTGATGACATCCTCGTCGCTCGTGATATTGAGCAGGAAAACGGAAATCTCGCACAGCACATCCGCCGCGCGATCCGTACTCAGTGCAGAAAGTTTCATGTTTCCTCCTTATGCGTCCGCCTCGCCAGCCTTGATGTAGATTTCATACGGGACTTTGGTCTGCTCCGCCATTGCGAAGTGTGCTGTGTACTCAAACGCAAACTGGCCCTTTGCCTTGTCGCTGGTTTTCATCTGGAATCCGCCGGTAGAGAGTGCGTTCATCATGTGGATTGCGATGAAGCCGCCCTTCTGCTCTCCGTTTTTGTCAGAATAGTCACCGACGATCCAAAGATCATCGAAATCAGAATCGGCCAAATCAAGGCGCGGAACGATCTTCGTAGAATCCTGTGCGTCAATGTCCGCCGTAGCAATCAGAGACTTCGCAACGGCGGTGGACATGGTGACAAACGTGCCGCTGGCCTTCGCCTCAATGGATTCCTGGCGCTTCAGTTCCTTCATATTCTTGGGGCAGTTGTCAACGTCATCACCATAATCGGAAAACGTCGGCGTAGCGGTGAACGTGACACCTCCGGTTGTCGCGCCGAGCTGGTCAGCGGCTTTGAACGTGCCAGAAGCCGGGGTGAAATCTTTCAGAATGATGCCCGCATTGATCTGAAGCTGTTTGAACGTATCGGCGGGGATCTTCGTAAACTTTGCCATATAAAATCAGTCCTTTCAGTTGGGTGTGATAAATTCGGCGGTGATATTGAGATACCGCCGTTTGACGTTTGGTTCAGAATCGTCTTTAATCGCCTGACACCACGGAGTGCCGCGTTTCAGCCAAATCGCGCCCTCATCGCAAGAAACAAAAACGCCTCCCATTCCAATAGCGTCCGCAATCTCCTGTGCCTTTGCATTTGGGGTAGCTTCGCTCTCGGTGTAATACCAGAGGTTTACCGTGATTGTTGCTTCTCCGCTGTCCCACGCTCCGAGAATAAGATCATAGGTCAACCACGGAAAAACGGCGTCCCCCGGCACGGAGGACGCCGGATAGGCGGGGAGAAACTGGCCGAACCATGCGTGTAATGCTTTATCTTTCGTCATGCCGGTAACTCTTTCCTTTCCGCCGTAAAATATTTTAGAGTGAAACTTGCGGAACGTGGCGCTTGCTTTTCCTCCGGGTTTGACGTTACTCTGTACGTCGTACCGGTTTCTACGTCTCGGAAATAGTCACCGTACTCAATCGGCACAGCCTTGTCAACGAGCGCCGAGTAGACGCTTGTAACGCCCTCTTTCTCTGCACGACGGGCCTGCATGGACGTGTCCAGCGCTTGATAGTTCGAAAACGCCGCGCCTTCCGTCCATGTGGTAACATATCCACCAGCACCGTCCGGCTCCCTGTGTTTCTCCATGAGCACGCAAGGGCGGGCGAAGTCATTCAAAAGGCTCATAATTTCCTCCACTGATTCAATCTGCTGCGGAACGCGCTCTGCCACGTCACTGCGCCGCCAGTTTTCTCATCCGTCGCCCGTGAGTAAGAATACCCGCCGAACGATTCCGAGCTATACGGTGACGCTGCTGTGTCGCCGTTCTTGTCCTGCCATGCCTCGATTTCTGCGTCAAGGGCCAAGACGGACGGCGGTATTGCAAGTGCCCACACAGCGCCGTCAAACGCCTCGTCCGTTAACCCATAGGCTGGGTATTGATGCACACCGTCGTTGTACGTCGAGCCAAGAATCCTAAAATACTGTCCTTCCCGAAGAAAAGGAAGCGCAATACTGCCATTTTCTACGGTGAAGGTTCCGGCATACCGTTCACGGTCAAACCAATTCCTCAAATGTCCGCATAATTCTGTCAGCATTGCGCCCCTCCTAAATTACTTTACGGTAACGGTTGCGTTGCCGGATTTCAGCGCGTGGAAGTTGCCATCGCACTCAACAACAGTGACCTTGTGGCCGCTCGTGATAGTGAGATCAGACTTGCCATCCCAGTCATTCCAGCTCTGCACGTTCTCTCCGTATACAACGATTGGAGCCGTGGTTTCCGCCGACTTATACTTGTACTTGTTGCCCTTTGCGGCCTTCGCCGGGGAAACAGTCAGCTTCGTGTCGCCGGTAGCGGTGCCAGCTGCGGACGTCACGGTCAGCGCACCAAGTGTACCGTTGTCGATCGAGCCGACAACAACACCATCAAGGCGCTCTGCAAACAGCACCATACCATTGACTACCGTGTCAGAGGCGGTCATGTTGGTATAGTCCGGCTGCTCATGGATACCGATATATCCGGTCGCGTCGGAAGTAAACGCAAACGCTTCGTTGAGGTCGGCACCATTGACCGGGATGTAGTAGAGGACGATGTTGTCCTTCGCGGTTGCGTAAATCTTGCCCTTCGGAACGCTGGAATTGAGGATCACAGTACCGAGGCCGAGGAAGTTCTCGATGTAGGTCATGCCGAACGCAGTCTGGAGCGTGATGTTCGCACTCGCCAGATAGTCAGCAACATCCAGCGGATTGAGGAAGTAGACCGCGCCGATCTCGTCATCCTCAAAGAGGACCTGAAGGTTTCCCCACGCCTGTGCAAGCACGCTCTGAAAGTCCTTGCCGGACACGGCGCCAGTGCCGGTCGCAAGGAAATCGAAGAAGCTCTTGCGGATGCTGCGCTGCACATCGCGGAGCATTTCGGTGGTAGTCATTTCGACGGCCTGATCGTAACCACGGTCGGTGATCGCCTCCGCAGACGTAGCTTTGCGCCACTTTTTGAGGGTGATCTCCGCATAGTTCACAGGCTCAACCTTGTAATGGGAGAGCGGAATAGTTTCTCCCTCGCCAACGATGCCGCTTTCGAGCGTACCGGTTGCCTTATATGCTTTCAGCACAGTGCCAGCCTGTTTCGGGATCTTTCTGGTCACGCCGAGCGCCTCGACGAGCTTCTTAATGGAATAGCCGAACTGATCGACAAATTCCATTTCGCGCTCACGCGCGAGATCATTTTTCTTGATGAGATTAGTTTCAGCCATATATAGTCTCCTTTACTGTTCGTTTTGCAGGAGCTTGAGACGGGCTTCTCTGCGTGCCTCTCTATCCGGCAGCGCCGCAATTTCCGCTCTGGTCATCGTCTCGCCCCCGACATTATTCAGCGGGTTTTTGGTGTCCGCGCCTTTCTGGTCAGTCTTTACAATAAAATCGGCCCATTCTTTCTCGATGGACGATTTCAGCGTATCAGCGCCTTTGATTTTCCCGTCTTCCAGTTCGACCGTGTCCAGGTCAGTAACGCGCATAACCGCGTCGAGACGTTTGTCGCTGATACCGGCAGCCTTCAAAAGTTCACGATACGCGGATTCCTTCGCGCTTCTCGTTTCCTTTTTCGTCTGCTCTTCCTTGTACTCGTCAAATTCCCTTTTGACTTTGTCGTGCTTGTCCTTCCAGCCGTCATCGCCTTTGGCTTTCAGGTCTTCCAGCTCCTTTTGCACGCCGGGGAGCTTTTCGGCGTCCGCCTTGTACTTCGACAGTTCGCCTTTCAGCCCATCGACTGTATCGGAGTGCGCTTCAATGATGGTATCCATCTGTTCCTCCGTCAGTCCCATGCCTTTAAGAAGTCGTCGGGTAAGTGCCATTGTTCAGTCTCCTTTTCTTCGGTGCCGGTTCCTCGGCACGACTGTTGTATAAAACCGCAGTGCTTCGCGGTGTTTACCTGTTGCTCCTATAATTTTAAGGCAAAAAAAGTCCGCAACGCCCACAATAGTGGGTGTGCGGAAACTTTTTCTGCTATTACGCATTTTCAAGCGCGTTTTTAATGATTTCCCTATACTCATCCGCGTGGTCATTCAGTGCAGGCTTCAAAAACGGTTGTGCTTTATTGCCGCGCGTATAATGCCAATTTCCTTTTGCATCCTGATACACCCACGGTGTTTGCCTGCCTCCATCATAATAGATGCCCGTTCCAAGTTCAACGTAAGCGCCATATTCAAGCGGTGTTCCGACGTGAACAGCCTTTTCAGATGGGTACACCTGATGCGTTATGCTGTTGCGTAGCGCACCAGTATCAACCGGGCAGAGCATCGCGGCGTATGATTCGCACTGAATCCCGCATGTTTCAAGTGCGCGGAGCAGAGCTTCTGAAATTTCCTGTCGAACTTCTTCGCTATGATCATCGATTTCGATTTGCAGACTGTCCGCTTCCATTTTTCTTCATCCGCTCCCATTCCTTGTATGTGATATTATCCACGACGACATTTCGACCATTTTCGTCACGGATGCGACGTTTTGCGCGGAACTCTACGCCGTTCACAAGCTGGATCATACGGCAACGGCAATTATAAACCTCTGCAGGCTTTCCGCGCGGGTCACCGGGGAAGCGACAACCATTTGAAAAAACATCATCATAGTCAACCGTCTCTCCGTCGAGATGCGCATGCGAACGGCGCGTTCTTCCGTCAAGCGTGGCGACCCACTGCTTCTTTATTTCGATCCCCATTTTGTGTGCGGCCTCGCACGCATCCTGACGCCCCGCATTCTGCGCACCAGTTACAGCTGTTCTTGCCGTTCTGATCGCAGATTCTCTATCCATTGTATAGATTCTGGATTGGAGATCGTCCGCAATCCCGCCGATGCTCTTCCCTTGCAGGATGGAACTTGTCACGCTGGCCGTGATCTGCCTGCGCCCATACGCAAGATCAATGCCGCGCTTTACGGCCCGTTTTGGTGGGTAGTATGGCATAAGTTCTGGATTCTCGATAAGGAGCCGACGCACAGTGGCTTCATTCCACAAGGTAAAATCCACGTTCGCGCCTGTCTGCTCGATCTGATACGCCGAATAATTCCGGTTCAGAGAATAGATGCCCGGTGTCGCATCGTTGATATACGCAACGGCGATCTCATGTGCTTTCGTGATTCTCTCTGCACATTTATCGCGAAGCGCCGAAAATCGTTTTCCGCGCCCTATTTGTGCCAGCCTCCATTGTGTGTATTCCTGCTGCGTAACCTCTCCAGCCTCAACACGTTTTTTTTCTGCTTCGTCCCGCAGACGGAATTGTTCGAAATATTCCTTGATGGTTTTATCAAGTTCGCGCTGTGCGGCACGGTAAGCAGATGAAATTTTTTTTTCGAGCTTCTGAAGCTCTTTATCCGTCATTTTATGCCCGTAGTCCACTGCACGCCTCCATTGTCAATTTCCGCCGAAACGGCGGATTTTTTATTTACACTTCGGTAAAATACAGCCCCACCAGCTCATGAGGCAGGAACTGAAGCGTCACCTTGCCGCCCGGCTGCTCGCCCGTCCGTTCGCAGCGGTAGAGCTTGCCGTCCTCCGGATCGGTGTAATACAGGCCGTAGGTGTACTCCATGCCCTTCGCGGCGGGGATGGGGTCGTCCTGTGTGCCTGTGTGCTCCTCGTCGATGACCGTAAACATTGCCGGTGTCTTGTCCGGCTCCCAACCTTCCTGCGTCGTGTGGGCCTGTGTCACGCGATAGAGCCTGTCTGCATAGACCAGCCGGTCGTTGACCTCCACGGCCATTCCTGCCGCCCAGCGGTCATACAGCTCCATCGCCTTTAAGGCGTCCGCGTCCGTCAGACTGGCGCTCGCTTTTACGATATAGGGCCGTAGTGCTCTTGCCCTTTCTGTATAGGTCATCATTCCGCCTCCCCAAACATGATTCCTAGTGCCGTCTCAGCGTCTTGCAAGCGTTCTTCTGTAGTCATCTCCGGCGTTTCAATCGGCGTTTCTGTCTCTGTGTAGGTATACGGTGCACCCTCAACATCAATAGCCTCTGCATATTTCATGCCAGTCTCATTCTGCTGAATCATCATTCCTGCATCAGAATATGTACGGTATAGCTTTACACCGTCCTTACGCTGTGCATAAAATTCTCTTTGAATCATTTTTACACCCCCACGATATAGCTTGCATAGGTTGACCAGTTTGTAGCTGCTTTCCATGTATCCACAAGTGCCGCTGGAACACGGATTTGACAGTCTGCGGCGATTTCTTGGAAAGCAGTGGTGCTTGAAAGGGCCGGTACTGACGTGTGATTGCTGAAATCATAAAAAGCAATACCGCCACAATAGTAGAACGCATAAGTTTTAATGCTTGTTACCCCATTTGGAATTGTAATCGATGCAAGGGA